CTTGAAATTATATCATAATTGTGGAATTCTGGTCCAAAAATCAACATTAATATCGGGTCACCTACAGGATAGAATCCAATTTGATATGGAGTGTTGTTTCTAACCAATCTTTTAGAGATGTTTTTTGTATTGTATATGTGTTCGCAATATTGTTGATTTAGTTTATGAGAAATCATAAAAAGTTCTAAACTAGCCCCATTTTCAAAGAAAGCTCTACAAACATTATAAGATTCTTTAACCATTCTAAAAAAAGAATCTGTGTAGAAACAATCCAGTGATGATAATGCAAATTTTATTCTAGTTGGATGGAAACCAAGATTGGAACCAAACAATGAATTGAATTCATAAACTATGTTTGATATAGAACTTTTAGACTTTGAAGTCTCACAATTGAATAATCTTTCTGTCACTTCTTGACACCTAAGAAAACCATTCAATATGCTAATACTGACATTTTTGTCTTGAGTTCCAGTGTTTATACTAGTATATGAATCATCAGAAGATAGTATGTCTTCCCAGTAAACAGATTCTTTCACTTCGTGTTTATTCAACCATTTCGTGAATAATTTATCTCTGAATGATATTAGTGCTAAATGCAATAAAGACGATGTGAAATGTAATATACCTTGGCCCATATTTGATTCATTTTCAAACAAGAGTTTATGATCATCTTTAAATTTTTGTTTTAAATTCTCCAAGTTTTTATCAAAATTGTGATGAAATCTATTTTCAGAATCCTTCACCCAAGCCCTTATCAATCTTTCTGGTAAAATGACCCTTTTATTGCTATGTTTTATTAGCAGAATTAATATAACATTAAATAAATCACCTAACTGTTCTTTATATGGCAAAAACAAGTACAGAAATTGAATTGGCTGAAAAGAAGGTCCCCACTTACTTTTATCAAAATTCAAGTGGAAAACCTTTCCACTTATGTTCCTCTGTCTAACTCTCCTGATCATTTCATGGAATTTTTTGTTTTTAACAGACCCATGTGTGAGCATTTCTCTTGAATCCTTAGAACAAACAATCCTGGAGATTGTTTCTAATATATTAATCATTATTCTATCTTTAATGTGTAGAATTAGAATTTCTCTAACACCACCAATCTGATTTTTCTTGAAAACTTGGAAATCTTCAGAATCTGTTTTATGTGACATGAATACATCAAAAGAAGTAAATTTCTTCTGTTGCAATAATTCAATTACACCTTGAGCACATCTTCGTCTCCTATTTTGTTTACTACTTCCAGCACCTATGAC